CTAAATCGCCGCTTTTTTGACACCGCGCGTCAGATTTTGTTGCCATTGCGCCAGTTCCTCGGCGTCCCACGCGACCGCGCGGCTCCCGATCTGGACGGGCGCTGGAAACGTGCCGGCCTTGATGCGATCGTAGATTACTGTTCGCCTCAGGCCGATCAGTTCGATGACTGCCGGCAGGCGCAGGAACTTCTTAGGTGCGTTCATAGGTGACTCCGTTTGCTTTCTCGTAATGCTGATTCGGTCTGCGCTCGGCCGGGAGACCAGCGACATCGGAGTGGGCACCGCGCGCGACTTCCCACTGCCTGCGGATGATGTCTGCGTTCTGCACGTCGCCGGCGTCCTCATATCGCTTCACGATGGCGGCGTAGTCGGCATCGGTCAACTGGGGTCCACGGTGGGCACGAGATCGTCTGGCGCCAGCGCGGGACGCAGCATTCATGCGGGTTTCAGCCGATTTGGGGTGGGCGCCGGCGCTGGCCTGGAGCAGCACACGCTGTGCACTCAGGCACAGGCGGAACAGCTCGATAGAGCTGCTGCTGGCGCTGGCTTCGCCGAGATCGCGCAGCAGTCCATTGACGTCGATGCCATCGACGCGCGTGGGCAGAGTGTCGCCAAAAGTGGCGAGCCCCAAGGTTTGAGTATTCATGGCGTCTCACAGTTCGTGTTGTCTCAGGTGTTGGTCTTGCCCGGAACGACGGCCAGGCGTACTGGTTCGGCAGGCAGGATGCAGCTGTACTGCGCAGCGAGCAGGAGCAGCATCTGCTGAGCGCTGCCCTTCATCGCTCGGAAGTTGGCGATCATCTGGCGCTCGTCGGATGTCAAATGAGATTCACGGCTTTCGACGAGATGAACGTCTCCGCGGCCGCGTTTGCGTGCTTCTTCGGGGCTCATTGTTTCACCTCAGGTTCTACGTTGTCGGGCAGGGCTTCGGCAATCTCTTCGGAGACGTCAAGCAGCATGTCTCTAGCACTGGGCTTCATTGCGCGGAAGTTGGCGATCAACTGCCGTTCTTGATTCGCGAGCCGTACCGCCGGCGGCCTACTTGCGGCGATTGTGCTCGACATTGTATTAGTGCTACTATTAAGATTCGCCATAGATTCCTCCTGAGGGTTTAGGGCGTAAGGGGCCATCCGGTGTTGCCGCACCGGGTGGCTTTGTCGTTTCTAGGGTTGGTTAAATCGAGTCGAGGGACGTCAGTGCGGCGGTGGCGTCGACCTCATCGAGACCATGCAGGCCAGCTTCGTCAGCCCGCGCTGCGTGATGTGGACCTGCTCTTTCGTTCGCTTCTCGCCGTTGCGCGGATCCTCGTAGCTTCCGATTTTGTGGGCGAGGTAGCCGGCCTGCAGCTTGTCCTGGCGGGCCAGGTAGCCCGATCGACCCGGGCGCCGGTACACCCAACCTTGTTTGAAGAGGAGGTCAGCGAGTTCGTTGTAATGCACCTGCAGCACCTTCGCGGCATCGCGTAGGCACATCGAGCCATCCGTATTTGAGATGAGATTTAAGGCCTCTACGGCTGGCGCCTGCTCGCTGACCTGACGCTCGAGCCGCTCGACCTTCGCCGCCAGTTGGAGGCGGCCCTCTTCGGCATCGGCCCACGCCCGCGCCGCGGCGACACGATCGGCGAAGTTCGGCAGTCCAGCCACCATTGGTGGTTGGAGGGAGTGATGCTCTGATGTGTGCATCACTTTTGCGTGCTCCACCGTTGATGGAACAATTCGATGTTCCCCCAGTGGGGGAGCATCGCGGCCTACGGCGGTGCGCGCCGCCGACGGGGTCTCCACAAACTGTGTAAGCCCCTGATGTGCGTTGCCACGTATCGCAGGCAGGATCTCGTCAAACATGAAGCGCTCGAAGGCCTGCGCGGCAGGAAGCTTCGACTTGACGATGAGCCGCATCACGTCGGCCTCGTTCAGGACGCGCGTCTGCTGCTTGCCGCCCGCCGTCTGCAGCGGCAAGAAAAGCGTTTCGCTCGTGCAGTGACGCATTGCTGTCGTCGGATCGGCGTAGCCGATCGCCTTGCAGACGTCGTTACCGATGAACAGCGGTTCACCATGCTCGCCAACGATGACGCGCACTCGGTGCGTCTCGAACTCGAAAAGCGTTTGTATTACTTGGTGTAGTGCGCTCATGACCAGCCTCAACAAAATATGTGAGGCAAGTATAGAAATATCTAACGGATAATGTCAAGAAATTTCTTACGTTTCTTCTTCGAACGTACGGGTGCCTCGGTGGAGGATAGCGATTATGGGCTCGAAAGTTTCTATATCCTCTATGCTGACAATGACCGTTGGGCCGCTATCGTCTAGAGGTCGGCACGCGCGCTCGCCATCTCGCTCGAACAAATACTGAGCAACGACGATACCCTTGCCTTTGATTGTCATGATGACGTCATCACCTGGCTGAGGAACGAGTGCGTTATTGATGACAATGAACTCTCCGTTCTTAACTCGTGGCGCTAAACCCCAGCCCTTGACGCGCGCCGCTTGTAGAGCATCCAACGAGTAATACTCGAGGAACCTAACTTTGTCTGGCTCAGTTAGAGCAAGCTTCTCGATATTGGCCTCGGAGTAGCTGGTGACCTCTGCCACGATCGGTATGCGGGCCAGATACGGAGCGTATGGAGAGGAATCGATCGGTTGCGTTTGGCTTGTCGCGACGCGGAGCTCTGCCGTGCTGAACGGAAACTTCAGGCGGGACTCTTCATCGTCGCTCAATTGCAAGTCCAGCCACCCGGAAGGGCTTCCGACTTTTTCTTCTATCCCCCTTGCGGCCCGCTCACCGATACTTCTTCCGCTGTTGTACGTATCAGACAAAAACTGCGAAATCTGTGACCTTGAGTACCCATAAGATCGCGCAAATTCGGCAACGTTTCCGTGCGCCTTTTGTTCTACCAATAGTGCAAGACGAGCTCGTCGGCGGGCGTAGATGTCCATATTGTTCCTTTAGAATTTTCTAATCATACGGTAGATTTTTCTTGACGTACAGAGTTAGATTTTTCTATACTTTGTTCATGGACTTCTATACTTATCTCAAATCCGTTCCATCAGAGCAGCGGAAGGCGTTTGCCAGTGCCTGCGGCACAACCTTTGCGCGCTTGAGGCAAATCGCTTATGGAAACGAACCCGCAAGCCCTGAGTTATGCGTAGCAATTGACAGGGAATCCGGAGGTCAGGTTCCGTACGCCGAAGTCAACGATAAATGGCTGAGCCGCAAAGGCCCAAAAGATGGGCGAAAGCGTATTCCAATGGATTGGAGCTACGTCGCCGCCCGAGTAAAGAGCCAGTCTTCTAGCTGACCAAGGGTCAACATGAAACCTTTCGATAACGCCTCCGCTAGCCCGGCAGGCGCAGGTGCTTTGCACGCCCAAATTCCGCGACTGATGGCGCTGGTCGACATTGGATTCCTGGCGCTCGAGCTATGGCGTGCCGAGCAGGCCGCCACCGAACTGCACCGCATCTACATCCGCAAGATCCAGGAGTACGAGGAACGCTTCGGAGACATCGGTGGCCGGATCAACCCGCGCAACCACGAACACGTCGCGATCGTCGCATACACGATGGACGCGAGGCTGGCGCTTACCGCGGCCAGGCGCAAGGTGTACGCCGCACGTCGTCGGCTACGCAACGCATGTGCGAAGGCGGCCAGGAAGGGAGCTACCTGCGCATGAGTACGCCCCAGCTCGAGGACGGCTTCACCATGATTGCGAACAGCCTTTTTGAGGCGATCTTGGCAGGCGGCTTCTCGCAACGTGAACTGCTCGTGCTGCTCACGATACTGCGAAAGACGGACGGCTTCCAAAAGGCCGAAGACGATATGTCGGCCTCGCAAATCGGCGACATGTGCAAGCTCGCGCGTCCGCACGTGACCGCGACCCTCAACCAACTGGCGCAGCGCAAAGTCATCAACAAACGCACGGGCCGGTTCGGTTCAATCGTCAGTATCCAGAAAGATCCGCGGGCCTGGATGTCGGCTGAACAAACGAAACGCTCCTTAGGTAGTACCGATTCGGTACAGGGGTGTACTGAATCAGTACATGTACCGATTCCGTACTCAGGTGATACCGATTCGGTACGGGGCGATAGTACCGATTCAGTACACACAAAAGAAAACCTTCCAAAAGAAAACCAACAAAAGAAAAGTCATACCACCACTAGCGTGGTGGTTGCCGACAGCGAGGCTGACGGCGCAAGACCGACCAAGCCCGTGAAACCAGAGTGCCCGCATCAGCAAATCATCGCGCTGTACCACGAGATTTTGCCGGTATGTCCGGAAGTTCGAGACTGGACACCAGCTCGGGCACAGCAACTACGCGCGCGTTGGAACGAGAACCCCAGGCACCAAGACCTCGACTACTGGCGCAGGTACTTCGAATACGTGGGCACCTGCGGCTTTTTGGTCGGCAAGCGTGCGGGGAGAGGCGGAAGACCATTTTTTGCCAGCCTTGAGTGGCTAACCAAAGCCGAGAACTTCGCCAAGGTTCGGGAGCGACGTTATGAGGAGCGAGCAGCATGAGCAACGAGATCAAACCGCCGCCGTACAGCGCCGAGGCAGAGCAGGGCGTGATCGGCGCTCTGCTGCGCGACAACGACGCAGTTGACCGGATGGGCGACCTGCATGCCGAACACTTCTACGTGGGCGACCATGTCACCATCTTCCGCGAGATGATGCGGCACTTAGCGGCCGGCCATGCATGCGATGTGATCTCGCTGGCCGACACGCTCGGCGACAAGGTTGCCGACTGCATGCAGTACCTGAGCGCGATGGAACAGAGTGCGCCGTCGTCCGTTCATATCGGGCGTCACGCGGCGATTGTGCGCGACAAAGCGATCAAGCGAGGGCTGATCAAATTCGGTCGCGAAGTGGCCGACGCTGCTGCGACCTCGACGGAGGAATCGGTGGCGCTGGTCGACCGCGCGTCGTCGTACTTGGAAAAGCTCGCACAGGCGCGAACGAAGATTGAGCCAGTCCGCGCCGGTGACGAACTCCGTAGCCATGTCGAGGAAATCGAACGGCGCATGAATGGCGCTGTGCGCGCAATCCCGACCGGCTTCCCTGACGTCGACGAAAAGCTCAGTGGTGGAATTCGCCGCGGTGAGTTGATCGTGGTGGCCGCGCGTCCGAAGATGGGGAAGACCGGTTTCGCGCTGAACGTCGCGTGCAACGCAGCTGTCGACCATGCGGTGTTGGTGCTGTCGATGGAAATGCCGAAAGCGCAGCTGCACGATCGGAACATCGCCAGCCAGGGGCGCATTCCGTTGCCCCACCTGTTGCAACCGAACCGGATGACGGACGAGGACTGGAGCGGCCTCACGCATGCGGCCAAGAAGCTGACAAAGTTGGGGCTGTACCTGGACGACCAAGGCGGCCTTCGTCTCATCGACGTTCGCATGAAGGCTAAGGGCGTCAAACGCAAGTGCGGGCTGGATCTCCTGGTGATCGACTACCTCCAGCTGATGGAAGGCGACGGCGACAACCGCAACGCGCAGATCGAAGGGATCACGCGCGGACTCAAGGCGTTGGCGAAGGAACTCGACATCGGGATCATCCTGCTGTCGCAGTTGAACCGAAAGCTCGAGGAGCGGCCGAACAAGCGTCCTATGCCAGCTGACCTGCGCGACTCCGGCGCGATCGAGCAGGATGCGGATGCAGTGGTCTTCCTGTACCGCGATGAGGTCTACAACCCCGATACTCAGGACAAGGGCATTTGCGAGGTTGACGTCGCGTTGTGCCGGCAAGGAGCGCCGGGCCGCGTGGCGCTGGCTTACATCGGTGAGCAAACTCGATTCGAAAGCTTGGCACAGGGATGGAAGCCGGCGCCGCCACCCGAACGACGTCGCGGCCGCGGCCTAGCGGAGCACTTATGAGCAAACCTGCTCACATCAGATGCATCCAAAGCTGGATGGACTCCCTCAACCTGAGGAGGTCTCCTCAATTTGAGGAATGCCGTGTAATCAATGACTTGGCTGGAGCTCGCCGAGAACCTTGGGGGCCCACATGAGCAGCGCGCGAGCAGCCCTTCTCGAGATTCTGGAAGGGGTCGAGGCGATCGACGTCGACGCCGCGGCGAAAGAGAAGTTCCGCCAGCTGGTGGGTGTAGTCGCCAACACGCACGGTTACGACTGGATCGAGCGTGCTGGCCGAATCACTTTCGCAAGCAGGCTTCTGCGAATGCGTGTTAGCCGGCCCGAGACACGAGATCGGCTGATGGCGTTTTACGGAATCTCGCGCGCGCAGGCTTACCGGATCATCGATCACGCACTGTCTCACGAATGAGCCTCCGATGAGACGCCCCAGCGGTTTAATGGCACATCACAGAAGGAATTTCACAATGGCTTTTACCAGACTAGAGGAAGCAAGCCACATGGCAACCAAAGGACGTTGGGCAGTGATGATGCAAACGGCAATAGCCGCGAAAGTGCGGCAAGAAGGAGCGCTCCGCACGCCTCGTGCACGCCACACTTCGAGCACTACTCGGCAGAACAAGGTCGCTCTCGCTAAGGCGCTCGCAAACATCCCAGCGAGCTCGGCGCCGCGCGCAAGCAACTCGAAGTCCGTTCCGTCGAACACTGCCGCAAACAAGGCGCGCCTTGCTGCCGTTCTCGCGGACGACTAAGACGCCAATACTTCGCGAATCAGCACGAAGAAAGGATCAGTGAACATGCCACATGCCAGCCTTACCGACGTACTCGTCCGAGCCATGAGCGGCCCGAAAGGCGGACTTCGGGAGCCCGACGTCGCGCCGCCGCGCCCACCGGAGCCGCCGATCGAGATCGATTATCCACGCATCGCCACGCAGCCAGAGTATGCAGCCGCGGTGGACAAGCTGAACCATTTCGCAAATCAAAAAGCTGAGGCCGAGGCGAAGTTGGCCAGTCTGTACAAGCAGATCGAGATGGCGGCCAAGAACGTCGAGCCCAGGGACGAGGATGCGATCGGCAAGGCCGAGGCGCTGCTGGCAGGCGAGGCGCACGGAATCAATCTTCAAGCTGAGATTCAGGCGACTAACAAACTTATCGAGGCGCTGCGAGCAGCGTTGGATGCTCAGCATGTTGTGCTTCGCAGGATCAACGGTCAGCTATCGCGGGCGGCAGGACAGCGATACGAAGAGGAACACAAGAAGCGTGTAAAGCGCCTCATGGCAGCGATCGACGAACTGTACGCAGCCAATCAGGCAGAGCAGGCTCTGCGCTTTGACCTGGTCCGGCTGGGTTACGACGGATCAAGTCTTCCGGCAATGAACTTCCGCAACGCCGAAGATCCCAAAGACCGAAACGGAAACTACACCTTCTACTGGTATCGGGAAGCCGCGCAGTATTCCCGGTCCGCGGAGGAGGCGGCCACCGAAGTACGCAAAGCCCGCCTCAAGTCCGTGTTGGGCGAGTAGCATGCGTCAGGGATCTGCGTTGAACACAGACCGCATCTCATCGAAGGGACGCATCCAAAGTTGGATGCATCCGCGCTCGATGGTTTTGCGACTTGGTCGTGAAACTCCATGCCAGGGAGCGGGTGCGGTGCCGCCATACCCCTCCCGTACCTGCAAAGTCCAGAAGTTTCGCCGAGCCGACACCGCATGGTCTCTCATGCGCAGAAAATCTTCCCCCTGGGCGAATATGTTAAAGGGAAGAGTGAACGTGTTAATGGCCGTTCTCATAGGGAGAATCGGTGTTTTGGTGTTAAAGCAGGATGTTAAAACGATGTTAAAGCCGGCCCTGTTTAACAGCGTCGGCTTTTCTTTTGAGGGGCCATAACCCATGATTCAAACCTTAGCAGTTGCACCCGTTGACCCGCTCCGCACTATCCGGCTGTATGGCCGTCTCGGGACCATGTTCGGACGTGTGCACCGCCTTGCTGTTGAGAACACAGCCGAAGCCATTCGGGCCCTATGCGTGCTGATTCCTGGCTTCGAGCGCGAACTGATGACCAGTCGTGAGCGCGGCATCAGATACGCCTGCTTTCTGGGCAAGGAGAACATCAGCAAAGACGAGCTCACGCTGTCAGGCGGCCAGCAGGATATCCGCATTGCACCGGTCCTTGCAGGTTCCAAGCGAGGCGGCGTCCTCCAAACCATCATTGGTATCACGTTGATCGTCGCTGGCGTCATGATTGCACCCGAGGTACCCCTTGTCGGCGATGCACTGATCAGCGCAGGTATCTCCATGACCATCGGCGGCGTTATTCAGATGTTGTCGCCTCAGCAAACCCCAAGGAGCGGCGACTCGAGCAACAACGGCGCCTCGTACAACTTCACGGGCCCGGTCAACACGACTGCCCAAGGTAACCCGGTCCCAGTTCTATACGGCCGGATGATCGTTGGCTCCGCTGTGATCTCTGCTGGCATCGTGGCTGAAAACCAAGCCTACATTGGTGCGCCGCTCCCGGGCACGCCAATCCCGCATATCAACAGCAAGCTTCAAGACCTGTAACGAAAGGGGATCAAACCAATGAGTGAGACCCGCGCAGTAACCCTAGAGACCTCAGTCGATACTACCGGCGCTCGAGCAGGCTTTAACGAGATCCAACGCGAGGCCGGCACGATGGCCGCCGCCGTTGCGCGAGCGAGCGAGCAGGCCGAACGCGGCATGGATGGCATCGGGACAGGCGCAACGGGCGCGTCACGCAACGTCGAGACGTCGACCCGGAACATGATCAACGCCATTCAGCGGCAGACGGCCGCGCTGGAAGCTGGATCACGTTCCGGGTCAGCCTATTACGAGGTGCTGGCCCGTCAGCGCGGCGTCGATCCCTCGGTGCTGGAGCCGTATCTTGCGCAGCTGCGCGCGATCGAACAGACGCAGCATCGCGCTACTACGGCCGTCACTGGCGCCGCGGCTCCGATGCGAGAGTTGGGCGTATCGGCCGCACAAACCGCGAATGCGATGCGCCAGGTGCCGGCACAACTAACCGACATCGTTGTGGGGCTGCAGGGCGGGCAATCGCCGCTGACCGTGTTACTGCAGCAGGGCGGCCAGTTGCGCGATTCCTTCGGCAGTGTCGGCGGCGCAGCGCGGGGCCTCGGTAGTGCGGTGCTCGGCCTGGTCAACCCGTATACGCTTGCTGCCGCGGCGGTGGGCGGGCTGGCTGTTGCGTACCATGAGGGATCAAAGGAGGCCGATGCGTACGCTCGCACGCTGATCTTGACCGGCAATGCGGCCGGCGTGACGGCCGGCGCATTGGGGGACATGGCAAAGCAGATTAGCGTCGGCTTTGTGTCTCAAGGACAGGCCTCGACTGCGCTTGCTGCCTTGCTCGGCACAACCAAAGTGAGTGGCGAAAACCTGCAGGCGTTCGGACGGGTTGCGGTCAGCATTAACACCGAGATCGGCAAGAGTGTCGATGACATCGCCAAGGACTTCGAGGCCCTGGCTAAAGCGCCGCTGCAGGCGAGCGTAAGGCTGTCGGAACAGTATCACTACCTGACGTCAGCGACCTACGATCAGGTCAAGGCGCTTGAAACGCAGGGCAAGCTAGAGGAGGCCGGCGAAGTGGCTCAAAAGGCCTATGCGTCCGCGTTCGCGGAGCGTACCCGTCTCCTCAAGGACAATCTCGGCGACGTCGAGCGTGCATGGCGTACCGCCGGCGACGTCGCAAAGAAGGCATGGGACCAGTTTCTGAATATCGGTCGCCCGAAGAGCATCGAGGATCAGATTGCCGACATCGATGCGCAGCTGGACCGCGCCGCCAAGAAGACGGCGCCGATCCCTAGTTTCGCACGCCTCGCATTCGACCAGACGAAGCCGGCCACGGACGTGGAGGCGCTGAAGAGGCAGCGAGCCGACCTCGTCTGGCAAAAACAAAAGGCCGATTGGAATGCTCAGCAAAAGGCAATCGAAGTCCAGATGCGGGAAGCTCTGCAGACCTGGGATCAAAACGGGGAGCGGTTCCTAACGCGAGCCAAGCAGCGGGATAACGAAATCGCCCGGATGCGTGAGCAGGGCCTGAAGGCGGGCGTGTCCGATAAGGACATGGACGATCGCGAAAAGAAGATCCGCCTGTCTTATGCCGACCTGGACAACACCGACCTTGCAAAGCTCGAGGCCAGCCGTACCAAGCAAAAGGCGATACTCGACGGTCAGATGGATGACCTCGAAAATTCGCGCAAGCTGCAGCTGATCAGCGCGAGCGACTATTACACCAAGAAGCGCGACATCGACCTTAAGGCGCTCGACCTGGATCTTCCTATCCTTCAGCTGATGGCGGCCAGGGACAAGAAAAAGGAAGATCAGTCCGACTATCAAAGGGATCTCGGCGACTTGCAGGCCTTCTTCACGCGGCGCCAGAACATCATCAGGACCGCGAACAATGCCATCACTGAAGAGGCCGATGGGCCAGTGAAAGCGCTTCGGGCCCAGGTAGCCGCATGGGATCGTTCGATCGTCTCACAGAAGCAATTTGCCGACCAAGAAATGAAGCTTTTCGGCCAAACCGATGCGGCTCGTAGCATGCTGATTGCCCAGCTCCGCATCGAGGCCGACGCGCGCAAATATCTGGACGACCTCAAGCAAAAGGGACACGCCCCGACCGAGAAAGAGATCTCCGACATCAACCGTGAGGCGGCCGCGGCCAAGGAGCGTATGGCGAACGAAATCGGCCGAACTAATGCGATCGCCGGCGCGCGCCAGTTGCGAGACGAAAACCGCCGCTATGCCCTGGAGGGGATCGGCGACGCCCGCCAGTACGCATCGTTAGCGCTTGAACTAGATGCCAAGAAGTGGCGCGACTTGATCAGCTATGCGAAGGAGGGCAGCGACGAACGCAAGCTAATCGAAACCGAGTTCAACGAGTGGTATGCCAACCGTCAGGCCGAGAGCGACCCGTGGAAGCGGCTGCAGCGCTCGCTAATCCTGTACGCGCGGGAGGCGAGTGATACCGGCGCCCATGTCGGCGAGGCGCTTACCAACGCTTTCCGAAGTGCAGAGGACGCGTTCGCCAACTTCGTCACTACCGGCAAGCTGAATTTCAAGGATCTCGCTACATCGATCCTCGCGGACTTGGCCCGAATTGAGGCGAAGGCAGCCATCGGCGGCTTGGCTAAATCGCTCCTCGGCTCAATGGGAACCGATTCGACGAGCGGCTGGGGAGCTTCGCTTTTGCAGGCCTTTGGCGTCTCAGGACAGAAGGCAGACGGCGGCCCGGTCACCGGCGGTCTAGCGTACCTGGTCGGCGAACGAGGACCGGAGATCTTCCGGCCGTCGACGAGCGGGGCAATCACCCCGAATCACCTCATCGGCGCCGGCGGTGGAGGTGGCGTCACGGTCAACCTGAGTACGGTCGTGAACAACAACGGGACAACCAGTACAGTCAGCGGCGACCAGTCCGCGGCAGGGAAGGCTTTGGCTGAAGGTCTGAACGCAAAGATGAAGGCGGTCATCGTCCAAGAGATGAAGCAGGGCGGACTGATCTGGCGGGCGCAGAACGGCCGCGGCTAAGCGCACCGGCGGCGGGAGGGCTGGGTCTGCAATCCACCCTCCCGTGCCTTCAAAGTCCACAGCTTTCGCCGAGCCGACACCGCACTGTCTCGCACGCGCAAAAAAGCGCCCCTAGGAAATCAAAGGAAATCAAATGGCCGGAGTCAAAGGACGCAGTGGAGGCGCCGTGACCGACTACCACGTCATCACGCCCGAGCCGACCGAACTGGTGATGCAGGTGACAGACGGCCAGTCGGTTAATGCACCGCCTCCGTTGTCGGCCCTGCAGCCACTATGCGGCGGCCCAACCACTGACGCCGCTCATATGGTCGGGTGAGCACGCGCACCGCTATGATCACTGGCACACCCAATTCGCGCAGCACAATGGCGGCCTCCCGCTGTCCGATCTTGGGCACACTGTTGAGCACCGCTTCGATGTAAAGCTGAGTGCGTATATCAATTCGGCGGTCCATTGGGTCAGTTTGCATCAATGTAACCCCCGAGATTTGCGCGACGTCAATGGCTGCGCTGTGAGCATTCTTAGCCGAGCGCCTTGTACGCCCGACCACTCGTGGAAATCGAGTTTCATTTGGCGCCCAAGCAAGCCGGGGAAATGTGCACGTCTGAAGTCGCCATCTAACGCCGTCTATGCTAAGCTCAACAGCGACCCGCCTATCGGCCGAAAACCACTAGGCAGTGGAGGAATCCACAACACACCCCAACGAAATTGGAGATCACTATGTCCGTTGCTACGCCCGTTTACTCGACGCTCTTCCATTGCTTGTACGACGAGCAGTCGCCAAAGACCCGTCGCTTCCCGCATTACTCAGTCTTCCGAGCCGTCGATTCGCGCGACGTCTGCCAGAAGCCGACCGAGAGCCCCCGCATACACGATTTCGCTGTCATCTGGGACGATGACCACGACACGCGGATTATTCCGGTCCTCGAAGAGATGCTGATGGCTGGCTTGCTTCCCGGAGTCCAGTTCATCGGTGAGCATAAGGGAACCTTGACCATTGTCCTGGCCGCGTGCACGTACTTCGAGATCGACCCCACAGCGTTCACCAATAAAGTTGAAAAATTGAGTGCCGCTGCCCAGGACTACTGGCAGGTCGAGGTGGGACTATTTGACCGATCGGAAGGGAATTTAAAGGTCCAGCATCAGTGTGATTTCCAAAGCCTAGTCGGAGGGGCCGATGCTGATATCGCGTATTTGTTCATGATCGACGCCATGTGGTCGCTGGGGACCAAAGAGTGGCGCAGTGTCGATCAAGTGCCCTCAAAAGCCCCTAACGAATCATACTGGGGTACGCCGAGTGACGCTCGTCGTTATGTGGATCTGCGTAAGCCACGAGTGCCCGTAGCCATCCCAGTGCCGCTCGATTTTGCGTTCGGCGACGCAACGGAAGGCGGAAACGGAACGGTTCTTCCACCGGTGCCGAAGTCGTAGAAGCGTTTCCTATCTTCCTGACGCGCATGAGTGAGGAAGGCTGGCCTCATTAAGGCGAAGTGTTTGACGACGAAAAGAAGGCCAGCCGAGCCACGAAAAGCCGCGCACACGGCTGGTCTCAACCTTCGCCCTTGAGAACGTTGGGCACCCAAGGTTTCTTTGGTGGCTCTGCGTTCTCTTTGCGCCCTTCAATGACAGCACGCGCAACGATTGGTGTGTTGACCGCATTGATCCAGAACGGGATCCCCATCTTGCGTAGTTGCTCGATTTGAAGCTGTCTTTTCTTGCGCCCCGTTAAGGTCGCAATCTCTTCTTTCGTAAGGAACATGTCTGCCATTGATTTTCCTGGATGAGTAAATGTGCGCTGATCGAAGCTGACCAGTTGCGGCCGGTTCGATTAGCATAGCGGTTCATGTGGGAGAGTAGGGCAAATCAGGAAGCGCTTAAGGGGTGAGCGATGATGTTTTTGTCAGAAGATGAGATCAAGGGACTGACCCTCAAGAAGCAGCGCTCAGCTCAGGCCGCTGTGCTTAACGCTATCGGCATCAACCACAAGCGCCGGCCAGACGGCTCCGTGGTTGTCCTAAGAGCGCATGTTGAGGCAGTACTCGGCGGCAAGGCCCGGCAGCCCGACCGGCCATCGTTCGAGCCGAACTGGGCGGCAGTCAACGAAGTCAGTCCGGCTTGGCAAAAACAACTCGATCAACGAGTGGCAGCGAAGAAAAGACGAAATGACGAGAGGGCAGCGCGAGCTCTTCCGCCTATTGATTAGCTAACTCAGCGCTACCGTGCAGGCGCGCCGATACCGTAGACGTAAAAAAGCCCGCTCGAGGCGGGCTTTTGAACGACCCTTTATTACTTCTTTCCTGTAATTTCGAGATTCTTCAATCGAAATTCCATCGCGGCACTGGAGACGTTAAACTCAACAGCCATCTTATCCTTAAAAATAGAAAGCGGCATTCGCTCAACATTATTCTTTTCTTTGTAATTCGCGATGACGTTTTTTCCAACTTTTCTGATAAGACGTGCCGGCATTAACAAGTCTGCAGCAAAATTATTTGCCTCAAACTCGTGTTTATCCCAATACGACTCACTGCGGTTCATAGTGCTTTTCGTGTCGACAAAAGTGGTAGCACTCTCCGAGCGATGCATGCAAAAATGACCGATCTCATGCGCTAGTGTAAAACGCTTGCGAGGGATGTAGGAATTCTCTAATGGGTTGATCCAAACCTTTGCTTTTGATTCAGGCTCTAAGGTGATCTTTCCGATGGTTCGAAGATCTGCAGGACCAGAAGGAGCACACATCGATACCTCAATCCCCAAAAGCTTGGCAATTTTATCAACGTTGACAGGCGGCGCGTCCTCGAACATCGAAAACTCGTGCTCTTCGATTAGAAATTTTTCTAATTGCTCAACGTCACTTATGATAGGCGTTGTCATGTTATTCGTACCTTATCTTCGTGAAGATTTATTAGCTCGCTAGCTCGTCGTTTAGTTGCGCAACTGCGTCGTGTTCATCCTTTGCGTTTGCCAACCTCGAGTTTGCTGCACTTCTTCGACGCGTGATTTCAGCATCAACTCTGTCGCGCAATGCGTCTTCTAGAAATCTAACCACGTCAGGGTGATTAATTAACTGTTTTGCCGCTGCTTGCGCCTTCTTTTCGTCATTCCTGAGGAGTTCTAAGAAAGAGTCAAAAGCATGAGCCAGATGAGTTTCTTTATCTGTTGCGAAATGCTGAGAAAAGATCAATCCAGCTAATGTTAAAACCGCAGCTACTGCGGCAATAACAAACGTCGTGTACACGATGTATGTGTTGGCAATTGCTACTGGATCCGCCTTTTCTGTTGCATGAACGTTGGCGAAGTAGTTGATACACGTAAACGCGATCAGGCCTCCAATCAGGCCCCCAAACATCCCAGCACCTAGTCCCCAAGTGACAATCCGCAGGACCACATGCCCGTTTGCAGCTGGAGACCGTCGTGTGTCGAGCCGCCTTTCGGTACCATCATACCCCATTTCCACGCCCTCTACTATTTTTGCTGTACGTATATACAGTACGTTGCCTATTCTGTTGATTATGCGTCAATTTTGTTCTTTCTGGCAATAGAAATGTCTCAACCATTTCTCATCGCGATCGGCGCCACCCGCGCGCTTACTGCTGGCTTGGCGCAATAGTCCGCCCAAACCTGCATCAGCACCTTGCGCTTCTCAATCAGATCGCCACGTCGGTACGCCGCTTCGACTTTGTCGGGCAGACTGTGCGCTAACGCATGCTCGCAGACCTCGCGCGGAAACGAATTGCCGACGGACTCCGCACACCAGTCGCGAAAGGTCGACCGAAATCCATGCACGGTGATATCGTCGCGTCCCATTCGACGAAGCACGGCCGTCAAGCTCATGTCCGAAAGAGGCATATCGCCTCGCCGACCGGGGAATACGTGCTCGCCGACGTCAGGTATGACCTTCAGCAGCGCCAAGGCGGCGGTTGAAAGCGGGACGCGATGCTCGCGACCGGCCTTCATACGTTCGGCCGGTACGGTCCAGATGGCGGCATCCAAATCGATTTCGGACCAGCGAGCGCCGCGGACCTCGCCCGATCGGGCGGCTGTCAGGATGGCGAACTCTACAGCACGTGCAGCAGCGCCGTCGCGTTGGCGCAGGTCGGCCATAAAGCCGCCGATTTCCTGCCAGGGAAGAGCAGCATGGTGCGTCACCTTCGCAACCTTGTTCGGATCGGCCAGGAGATTGTCCAGGTGGCCGCGCCAGCGCGCCGGGTTCTCTCCAGCTCGGAACTTACTGACCGTCGCCCAATCGAGAATGTTCTCGATACGGCTGCGCAACCTAGTCGCTGTCTCAGTTTTTTCGAGCCAAATCGGCTGCAGTACCTGAATGACCAGCGCAGTATCGATCGAAGCAACGGGTAACTCACCAATCGTCGGGCTCGCATAGGTTGCGATCGTGCTTTCCCATTGCGCGGCATGCTTGGCGTTCTTCCAACTGCCGCGGTGCGCTGCGATATACTGCTTGGCGCAGTGGTCGAAGGTGACAGTCTTTGCACGATCGAGCGCCGCCTCGAGCTTCACGGCATTTCTGGCTTCGAGCGGATCGACGCCGTCGAGCAAGGATGCTCTGCAGGCTTTTGCCTTCTCCCTTGCTTGAGCGAGGCTGACAGTGTGCAGAGCGCCGAGGCCCATCTCACGTTGTTTGCCACCCGTGCGAAAGCGGAAGATCCAGCTCTTCGTGCCGACCTTGGACACTTGCAGGTAGAGTCCTGCGCCATCGTTGTAATACCCGGGCTCGCTGGCACGCGTTACTGCCAA